GCGACGAGAAGGTTCAATGCTTGGGCCACATCGGGGTCCACGGCTGATAGATCAATCCCCTCAATCAGGTCGCACGCCTGGTCGAGTGTGGCGTCCAGCGCCCCTGCAAGGGCGGCAGGGTCGTCGTCGCTGTCCCGTTTCCATTGGCCAGCTCTCACACCCGCGTTGAACGCGACAGCCAACGGCGCATCGTCGTCGCTGTCACCGTCACGGGAAGAGTTTAGGTCGCCTGCGGCACTGTCAGCTATGAATACGGCACGCGCCAAAAGCTTCCGTTGCTCCGGCTCGTGCAGGCGGCCGAGGTCGATGATTGTGTTCCGCACAGACACCGAGGTTGCCTCGTATGCCGGCCAAAAGACCGGGCCGATTTCGGGCACCCGAAGTTCCTTCAATGTGCGGATCGGCAGCTCATCCTCGGAAACCGTGCCATCCCAAGTGCGCCGGAGTTCCACCATGAGGGCTTCGTCATCTTTGATGGGTTTGCCGTCCGCGTAGGTCCATGATTCACGGACCACCTCAAACCGGAAACTCATACCGTTGACGCCGGGCGGGTCGGATGCGATCGCGTCACGCAACGGCTGCATCAGCCAGTTGTCGTAGAGTCGCCCTATCACGTGGGCGCCGCCGTCCGGTGCCAAGATCGGATCAGTGTCTTCCGCACAAGATTTGAGTGAGGCGATCGGCAAAGACCCGATCAGTGGGTGCCGCCCGTGGTCGTATTGGATTCGGGGCGGGTTGTCGCGGAACGATTTCCGCATCGAACCGGGTGCGATGGTTTCCCTGAAACAGCCTTCCCAAGAGTCGATGGTGGTAAACGAATTGAACACCGCCCCATAGCCGTCCAGTGTTAGCCCGTCGTTGGGTTCCCCGTCCACCGACGTGTCACGCACCAAGGCAAACGGTGCCTCACGGACACTGGCCTCACGACTAGCCAGCGGTGGCCGATTCTCGCGTTCAATGGATTTCGTCATTTGGTGAACCTCCATTTGTTCCGGCAAGCGCCGCATTCCTGGCGTTGTAGAAATCTGCTTCCGCACTTAACGCTTCACTGGCGGGCACCGGTTTTTTCCCGCCGGGTTTCATGGCACCGGGCGGAAGTAGCTGCACGCTCATAAGACCCGAGTGTTTGAGTAGCCGCCAATCTTTGGCGACTACCGCGGCCACCACCGAATCAGCCTCGTATCCCGAGGTGATCAGTGTATTGATGGTGAGGGCTTCCGTGTTTTGTATTGTGGCAACATCTTTTTCGTCTTCCCGCAGAAACGCAACATGTTTGGTGTTGTACCAGAGCCGCACATCGTCGCCGTTTCTTTGCCCTGGCCGGGGCAGTAACGACTCCAACGATCCGGACACGTTCTGCCACAGCGGGTGCATGGTGCCATCCGAGAACCGCCGCCGCGCCTGGGAGTAATTGGCATATGTTGCGGCTGCTAAACCTTCGGAGAAGCCGGCGATCACGGGTGGGACTCCTGCTGCGGCGGCGATTCTGGTTTCGCCGCCGCCACGCAAACCACGGAAGTCGACTTGTTGCATGTTGGCGCCGACCGGAACCGGGTCCGCGCCTGGCGCTAAATGCAGTGTCTTGTAGGCGTTTTCGACTCCGGTGTTGCCTTGTTCCATGAGGTCTTTGAATGCTTTGATTTTTTCTAACGTCATTCCCGGCTGGTGTTTGATAATGAGGTTGGGGGTGGCACCGTTGTCGAAAAATTTCTGCTCGTGCCGTGTCATGGCGTGGTCAGCCATTATTTCACGCAAAATTGGTGTGAGCCAAGACATTCCGCGATAGTTGGATAGCGGGTCCACTATCGGCATATAGTGCATACATTCGTTGGGGGCCAAAAACACTGGCTCGAAATCGGCGCCGAACCCTTGCTCGGTGTACATGAAACCTATTTTGCGCCAACCTATTTGGCCGCCGCCAGGTTCAAGTACCCCGCCGCGCCGCAGGCGGGGCTCCAGCACCACACTCATCCAGTCGGGGCGCAACCGGACCAGCTCGTTTTTCTCATCGTCGTAAGTGATGTAGGCGTTGCCGGACAGGTCGGCGTCCTGGATGATGCGGGCCAGCAAATCCTGGGTGGTGCCGTTCTCCCAAGGTCGTTGCAAAATACGGAGATTGGGGTCGTTGGCGAAAGTGTCGGACGGTTTGCCATCGCGCATCCGCTGCCACTCGAAACTGATGGCGGAAAACACCAGCGACCGAACCAACATGCAGGAGAAGACGGGGCCGTTGGCGGCGTAAGCGTTGGCGGCCAAGCCGACAAACGTGTGGGGCGCCATTTCGGAGGCTTTGCCGCCGATGGTTTGGGTGACACCGCCGCCGGTCAGGCCGAACGGAAACTGAAATCCCCCAAACGAAAACGTGTTGTACAGTTCGATATAGTCGTCGATGGTTTGAATGTTGCGGGTGTTGTTTATGATTCGGGAAAGCATGTTACCCATCAGCAAGACTCCCAACGACCATTGCGGATGAACCCATGATGCCCGCACGATCCACAGGCCACGGAAGGCTCAACATGCAACGGGTCCAAACTATGCAAAGCCCAACGCACCCTTTCGTTTTCATTGCCAGGAACATCGAATATCACGCCGCCCGGCCCGTCGATTCCGTGAACGCACCGATGCCATTCCCATAGCCCGCCAGGCTGGGTGTGGGCCTCATCGAAATACCACAGCGAAACCGTGGTGTCGCAACCCAGGTCAATTTCCCCGTGGTCGGGGCCGTCCCAGTTGTGATCAGTCCAACGTTTGTTCGCCATAAGCGTTTACCCGTTCCACATCTTGTCGGCACGGGCGGAGGCGGTCACGGCGGCACGCTGCTCCGCCGTGTGCCGGCGACCCCAGCGCCGTTTGGCCGCCGGATCAAACAGCAGGAACGTAATCACCAAACCCATGACACCGCCGACAATTAACGCATAGGCGAGCCCGCCGAGCAGGGCGACACCGGCGACAATACCGACGAGGCAGCAGACTGCGGCGATCGTGGATTCCAGCCGGGTCATATGTGCCACTCGTTGCCGATAAAGCCATGGACGCCCCGGGTCACCGAAACATGTTCTGGTTGTGCCCATTCCGGGGTGTTCTCGACATAAACGCAATATGCCCGAATCTCGATTCGCCGCCCGTAAGGAAACTTGATGATCATAGCGTTCCGCCTTGGGGGAACATGGCGACGGTGGCCGCAGTGGCGTCCCGTTTCGCCTGCTGGGCCAACCCGGTTTGGTGTTCGACGTCCAACCGTGCACTGAACCGGTTGACGAATATCGGGTTGGCCGACACTAGCAACGTGTTGTTTTGGGCCTGGAAACCGTGCGCGGTGTGCAAACCCGGTTTCAATTGTATCCCAACCCCTTCCCCACTTTTCGACCAGTTGGTGCTGCCCTCGAACGCCAAGCCCTGGCCGAGCAGAACACCGCCTTTGGTGTGGCTGATCTGGTGTGTTTCGGATTGCAGGATGCACAGGCTGCTAGCCATGTCGGCGGGATTGGTTTTTTGATCGAGTTCGAGGATTGCGCGCTCGTGAACCCCGCCGGCCTGTGACCTGTCTAACGAAAGCTGCACGTGCACAGTAGGATTCATAAACAGCGCCATGATGTCGGTATTCAGTTGGTCGTCGTCGTAACCAAACATGTTGAGTTTGAACGATAATCGCTCCTGTGTGATCAGGTGGTGCAGGATGCCGTGAACGTCGTCGCGTCCCACGAAAAACAGGTAATGGTCGCCGTGGCCGTGGGTGAGTTCGGATTCCGGCGTGTACTGGGCCAGCTGTTGCAGCCGGGGGTCGTCGGTCACAGCCGTGAAATCTTTCTCATAGTGGATCGCATATCAGACCAGCCAAGACCTTCCAAATCCACACCTAGACTCAGCTTTTCAGGGCTGGCGTAGGCCATGGTGATCGTATTGAATTGGGGCGCAGTGTATAAGGCTTTCGTGATTTTCTGCGGCGCACCCCACGAGACAACCTCGGGCAACCCGTCTTTACGATCGGTGGCCAAGACACAATGTCCACCCTCGACGTCGGCGGTGTTGAATTGCGATATATCCCAAGGCTGTTCATTGGCGAAAGCCTGTTGCATGGCGGGCGTGACCAGGATTCCCAGCTCGACGCCGTCGAAATAGTATATGGCGTAAAGCAGTTGCTCCCAGTTGCCGGGCTGTAGCTGCAATGCGATTCCCGGCTTGTGCCTTTTGCCGAGGTCATCGAGGACACCTTTCTTGACTTCCAATTGTGCGGCGGTCACCATGTCGCAACCCTGATCCGAGTCGGGGTTGCCGAGTTGGTAATTGCCGAACAGGCTGTAATTTTTGACGGTGATAGCATCGGCGAAAGTTACTGTGTCAGAACCGAATCCTTCGGAATGCCACAGACGGACTTTGTGCTGTTTCGCCGACACGACGCAGCATCCGAGGGCATCGTTCATGTACATGCCCCACGGTTTGGTGACTTTCGCGGTGTGTCCGTAGTCGCCGGTCGGTAGCGGTTCGAGCTGTGTCAGGTCAACGTAATCCCCGAATTTCAGATCCCATCTCATACCGTGCGGGACCGGCCGGAGCCCGAACTTGCCAACATATCTGGTCATTCCACCAGTCCTAGTTGATTAATCATGCATAA